TTAACTGCAAAATAGGTATAATGGATTATTATGCTACAAAAGATAGGTTTTCAGCCAGGTATAAATAAACAAATTACGGACACAGGAGCAGAGGGTCAATGGACTGACTGCGATAATGTTCGTTTTCGTTATGGCATACCTGAAAAAATAGGTGGTTGGAAACAACTAGGAGATGATTCTCTTACAGGTGCAGGAAGAGGACTTCATCATTTTGTGAATAGTTCAGCTAGAAAATATGCAATCATTGGTACAAACAGAATTTTATACGCATATTCCGGTGGTGTGTTTTATGACATACACCCTATTAAAACTACAACAACTCTTACAAGTGCATTTAGCACGACTAACGGATCAGCTGAAGTTACGATAACTTTTGGTAGTGCACACAACATATCAGCACAAGACATAATATTATTAGATAATTTTTCTGCAATTACTAATTCTAATTTTGCAGCTGCAGATTTTGACGATAAAAAATTTATGGTTACAACTGTGCCATCTAGCACAACTTTAACAATAACAATGCCGTCTAATGAATCAGGATCTGGTGCAACAACATCAGGTGGTGTTAGAGTACAACATTATTATCCTGTAGGTCCAGCCGTTCAAGCAAAAGGTTTTGGTTGGTCACTAGGATCTTGGGGTGGAGAAGTAGCAGGAGAACCTACAACCACTTTACAAAATGGTATTACAGACACTGCAACAACAGGTATTATATTAGTGGACTCATCACAGTTTCCAACAGCCGGAACAAATTTTATAATTATTGACAGTGAGGAAATATCTTACACAGGTATTTCATCTACAGGAGAACTTACAGGTGTTACTAGAGAAGTGGCCGGAACAACAAAAGCTGCACATAGTGGTGGTGCAACAATTACAAGTTCTACTAATTTTGTAGCATGGGGTGAGGCAGCATCTGGAGATTTAGTTTTAGAACCGGGTATGTGGTCACTAGATAATTTTGGTGATAAAGCTATTTGTTTAATTCATGATAGTGCTGTGTTTGAATGGAACTCTGCAGCAACAGATGCAACATCAAGTAGAGCTACAATTATTACTGGTGCACCAACAGCATCAAGACATATGCTGGTATCTACACCGGATAGACACTTAGTATTCTTTGGAACAGAAACAACTATTGGAGATACATCTACACAAGATGATATGTTTGTAAGATTTTCTGATCAAGAAGATATTAATACATATACTCCATCTGCAACTAATACAGCAGGTTTTCAAAGACTAGCTGACGGTTCACAGATCAGAGGTGCTATTAGAGGTAGAGATTCAATTCTTGTTTGGACTGACACAGCTTTATTTACACAACGTTTTGTTGGTCAACCTTTAACTTTTGCCTTTTCACAAGTAGGCACAAACTGTGGATTAGTTGGACAGAATGCATGTGTTGAAGTTGATGGTTCTGCATATTGGATGTCAGAGAATGGTTTCTTTAGATATGCTGGTAAATTAGAATCATTAGCTTGTTTAGTAGAGGATCATGTATACAACGATATAAATTTAGATTCTGGTAATCAAATGGTATCTGCTGGATTAAATAATTTGTTTGGTGAGGTCATGTGGTTTTATCCAAGTTCTTCATCGTCAGTTGTAAATAAAATGGTTGCATATAATTACTTTGACTCTTCACCACAAAGACCGGTATGGACTGTAGGAACTTTAGCTAGAACAATGTGGCAAGACTCTGCTGTCTTTGGTTTACCACATGCAACAGAATACGATAGTGCTAACGATACTTCGTTTGATGTTGTAGGAAACACAGAGGGTAGAACAACATACTATGAAC